TCAGGTTAATCATCATCAAAGTGGCTAAAATCAAGGTATCTGGCAAGACCATGTATGCATACCACCCGCCTACCGCCCATATACATACCCCTGAGGGGCGAATACAGCCAAAATACTGGATAATCTTCTTACCCGGTGACTAATTGGGCTTGAACAGGTACAACGAGGGGGGGGCGGTGTGGCTGAAGGGGCGGAGCCCCTGAAGCCACTGATCGCGATACTTCTGACCGCATTATTAATAAGTAATTCAGTAGTCGCAGGGTTCAGAGGCGAAAAAAATGAAGTTGATAAAGATCGGTTGGCAATGTCCTTGCTGTGGTGAACACTACAAGGACGAGCAAAAAAACGATGAATGCATGATTTGCACGGACTTAGAAGAACGAGGTGAGATGCAATGAAGGAAGTCGATGATACCCCCGTAACTGAAAGTGAATGTGAACAGTGTGGAGCGGTCATACCCCGCGGATATGAGGACGCGGCCTGCTGGCCTTGTGTCCTCAAGTGGGAGATTGAACACCGCAAGAAGCAAATTGCCGCGATGGAGTTGCGAGTAGCCAACCTAGAGGCTAGGAAGCCACCTCAGGACATCAACCCCGACCCGGAGTGGTACTCATGACTGATATCGAGATAGAAGAAATTACAGTCGGAACAAAAGTTAGTTTCGGTAGACCCGAATCGAGAGTTAAGCCGGCGGTCGGAGTTGTTGAAAAGGTGAATAGAATGACCTATCAAATACGCTTAACCCAACATTGGACCCAACAAAGGAGGATTTATCCTAAGGGAGGCAAGTTCAGAGTGTCAAAGGGTATGGTTTACCGATATCTTGGGAGTGAGTAAATGCCCGGAATGACTGCTAATCTAACTGATGCGGCATACGCTATATGGGACGGCATCCCCAACAAGAGAAAGGGAGTTCATCCCGGCAGGTCCGCTTGGATCTCTTCCGTCATAATCGAACACGCTGGTTGGGAAGAGAGGTACAAGCGGGACCTTGGAGAAATGACTCGGCTCGCTACCTTGCGGAAAACTCAACTTGAGACCATGACCAAAGCGAGAGACAAACTCCAAGAGATCGTGTTGGAGTTGACCAATGACTAGAAAGAAAGCATTCTTCGGCCGTAAATGTCGGACGGAGAATTGCTTTGTTCTCTATTGGATGATGAATCCCCTAGGTTGTCCGGGTTGTGGCGAAAGAAAGAAATGAGGCGCAGTTCCTCATTCCTTTATATGTGGTACGGGCCAATTTACCCCAAAATGACCCCCATAGGTGGGGGTAGAGAGGGACGTTTTAGGAGCCGTTCCCGACTCCGAAGAAATCCTGCAAGAACGAGGTCAGCCCGAAGACATCCGAGGTTCCCAGCTCGATACCCAGATTGATTGCGGCCTGGTCACGCTGAGATACGAAGGCGTCAACAAGATTGGCTACCGATAGATCGTCACTTACAACAAAAGCGAAACTTACTCCGGTAACCCCGACCAGGGCCAGGAGCGAGAGAACCGTTGCCATCCCGGTGACGTCGTTGAGCAGGTCGACCAGGGGGGTTGCGATTCGGTTAACCTGGTAAGCTCCAATCGCTGACTCGACCATCTGTCGCTCTTTGTCCTGAAGTCGAATGACATACTCGATAGTCTCTTTCGGTTTATTTTTCGACATCGAATCACTCCGGTGATTCAGGCCAGTTGTCTGCGGCGTCGTTGGGGCTCTCGTGTTCTGGGAGATCGCGTAGAGCCTGGCGGTGATCCTTCCAAGCCTGACTCATCGAGCGATCCTTGACGGCCCGCCAATCTGTCTGAGCAAGTTCGGCATCTCTAGCCCGTCGGATTTCTTCCCATGTGACGTCCCGATAACTGACCGTCTTGTTGCGATTGACGTCAAAGTGAATCAACTTGCGCTCGACCTTCATGTTGTACTCCATCCCACCATAATGAGAGGACAGGCGTAATTCACGCCCAGAACGTTTGAGGCGGTAGCGGTACCTGGTAGCGAGTTGTCCACTCCGGTTTCACCGAGCATATTGCGATTCTGGTCGCTGATATACTCCTGACCACCGAAGTTTGTTTCTTGGTCGGTTATATGTGCCTTCAACGTGATGTTGGAGTTGGCGCTTCTCGCCATCCCGAAGAAGTATAACTTGCCCACCTCGATGTCTGGGGGGCTCGTGAAATCTACTTCGATGTAACCAGTAGAATCGCCTTCAACCGATATTTCATCCGAGAGTTGTGTTGTCGGCACCCCAGTGTCTGGGTCCGAGTTGTAGACAGCCATCAGCACGTCAGTTCCCCCAGTGGACGCCGTGTCTATAGCGATGCACACACTGTCCATAGTTGCGGTAACTGGCCCGATGAACGGAATGTATCGTGCGTCGTTTGAGTTCCAAGTCATAGTGGTGTCGGCTGAACCTCTCCCGAAGGGTCCTTGCTTGGTTAACGAACTGTACACAGCACCGGACTTAGCACCCGCACCGATTCCGAGAATAGAACCCCCTCCGCCGGCTTCTAGAAGTCCGGTCCAGTCACCGGCTGTGACCATTCTGGCCAGATTCACCAAAACGAGGCGGCGGAGTTCGTCCTCATTCGCTTCTTCAACATTGATTGGATTGCCTGTTGCTTGTATATTAGCAAAGGTTACATTCTCTAAATCTAGGTTCTGAAGGTTAGTGTACACTCGAGGAGATTTCTTGTTAGCGTCTGGAAGTGGCATTTAATCACCCTAAGAGCCCATTCCACTCGCCCTTGACGCACATTCTCGCCAGCATCACCAAAACTAGGCGCCTTAATTCGTCTTCATTGAGCATCTCGATACTGATTGGGTTGCCAGTGTTAATCATGTCATCATCATCAGCGGCCAGAGTCTGCAAATCTATGTTCTTTAGCAACTTATACACGCGAGGGGATTCAGCCGGGGCGTCTGGTAGTGGCATTACGACTTCAACCCCATCATTAGCATAACAAAGCCCCAGAAGTTATTCGGGATGCCCACAGAAGCCTGTGGGACGAATGGGGCAGACGGTGCAGGCCCTGCCCCGTTACCGTTGCCTATTGGACCGGGGAAATTCTCGTAGGGTGAATCCTGATAGCCGGGTTTAGGTGCTGCTTGCGCCCCGTATCCCGGTAGTTGCGGACTGCCTACTTGCACCATCGCCGCCACCTCACTTGAGTTGCTTTTTGCGCATATTGCATATTCGATAGAAAGCGTCAAGGTCTTTGGTTGAAATGAAGTCCCTCATGTAGAGTTTCTTGGCTTTGCTTAGAATCTCGTCCAATCTTCGGCGTCCTGCCGCTTTGGTCATGCGTGGCATTCAATCACCCTCAAGCGTTTGTCAAGAATTGAGCCTTGAAGTTCAGCGCGATGTTTGTTGCGGCGAAAGAGAAGAGCGGTTGTTGAACAATCGGGCTCGTTGCACTGCAAGAGCCGACGACGTTACCAAGCGCATCGACAACGTAGAAGCCTTGAGTCTCAATCTTCGATCCATCAACAGATGTTCCAAACCATTTCACGATTCTCTGTCCTTGCAAAGTATCGCCTATCGAATTGCCAGTCTGGAGATCTACTAGCTCATTGGTTGCGCCACCAGTTGGAGTAACAACGAAAATTCGTGAAACTCCGCTCGCGGTGTAGCAGCACATGGCAGCCTCTCTGTCAGCCGCAGAATTGTTCATGCAACGGCAGATATCGCCCGCCTTCAAAGTGTAAGGTTGGCAGAGCGCAGGTGATCCATCAGAGACGGCACCCTTGACCGAAGTCGGGATGATTGCAGCCACAAGGCCCTGCGAGAGTATGTAGCAGTAGCCAACGCCGTTGTCGCAACTCACCAGTGCAGACGTGACTGTCTTTCCGGGTGCGTAATCACCGACATTCTGTGCTGAGACGGTGTAGACTGTGTCTGTGGTCAGGTTCGATTCTGTACCCTCGGCCAATTCTGCCTTGAGGGGTATGTTTGTTCCATCGGAACAGACGAGATCTCCGGTAACTGTGTTAGTTGCCATAGCCCTACAACCTCACTCCAATGCCTAGAGGCTTCATTAGGTTCCTGTTGACGTTGCTGATAGGCTTCCTCAGTAGCTTCTTAGCGAATTTGAA